AGGCTTTTTAGTGTTATTAGAGTTTTTAGCCAGTTTGTACTGTGCTTTTTCAAATGCCTCTTTGGATATGATCTTTGGATGACTTTCCTCCACATAGTACTTAGGCAGTTCTCCTTTGTTCTTAATTAACTTCTTAGATAAATGATCCGTTACAAATTTTTTCTGTAGAAGGGCGGCTCCTGAATGCTTCTCATTTTTTAAAATCTCTGCCACTCGTTCTGAAGTCCAAGTTCCACCTCTAGGTCTTTTAATTTTCAATTCTCTTAGTTCTTTTGCTATTGCCGTAGTTCCTTTTCCTTCTAGATAATCGTTGAAAATCTTTTTTACAACTTCCGCTTCTTTCTCATTTACAGATATTTCGTTTTTGCCTATGTCGTAGCCGTATAGAAACCTTAGATTTACAAGTTCTCCATCCGCGAACCTCTTTCTGATTCTCCATTTGCAGTTTTCGCTTACAGAATAACTTTCTGCCTGAAAAAAAGAAGCGAGGATAGTCAGCATCAGCTCACCATCCCCGCTTAAAGAATAAATATTTTCTTTTTCAAAATATACCTCTACATTTAGTTCCTTTAACTCCCTTACTGTCGCCAGCAAAGTCAAAGTGTTTCTAGCAAATCTTGATATGGACTTTGTAATAACTAAGTCAATTTTTTTATCTCTGCAGTCTTTTAACAGTTTCTGAAATTCTATTCTGCTGTCCTTAGTTCCTGTAGCGGCTTCATCTGCATAAACTCCCACATAATCCCACTTTGGATTACTTTGGATAAGCTGGCTGTAATAACTAATCTGATTCGATAATGAATGAAGCATGGCATCCTTGCCACTGGACACCCTGGCATAACCCGCTACTTTCTTTTTTGTGATGGCTTTTGGGTTTAAAGCCTTCATTTTACTTACTTTCCTGTTCACATTCTTCCCTCCTTCCATCACGATATTAACTCTAATTTTGATACATAGCAAGCTAATATGTTAATATAAACCACCTATTAAGGGATTATATAATCTAATTAAATGTTTCTTGATTTCAACAAAATCTTTTCTTTCAATTAAACCTTCTTTTAGCATTCTTCTTGCAATAGACACTGAGGCTTGATAGTTCTTTTCTCTTTCAAACTGATCACTGTTCATCATTATCCCCTCTTTCAAATCGATTGTTTATGTAGCAGCTGTGGGAGCAAAACTTTCTGTCCTTCTTGCCGTAACTTTCAAAGACTCTACCGCACTCCTGGCATTTAATAGTGTAGTAAGACATTTTGCCGTGTTTATCATTATTTTTCTTCCACCATAATCTTCGGCATTTTTCACTGCAGAATTTCTTAGGCTTTCCCCGTGAATTTTGAACTAGAGCTATACCGCATTCCTTACAGTGAGTATGTTTTTCTTTTGTAGGTTTAACCTTAGGTTCCTGTTTCTTAGTTAAACCTATACGCCTGCAGTATGATTTTATAGTATTTTCTGGTATCTCAAGGGTGTCGCTAATCCTTGAATATGTAACTCCCTTTATCCTATATTCTTTTATTTTCTCTTTTTCTTCTCCTGTCATAATATTCCTCCATAAAAAAAGGAGCTGATGATCAAAGCTCCTGTTGGATTAAATCTATTCTTCTTTTTCTACCCTAGCTGCATCAACTATTCCTTCTCCTATTATGTATGCGATTAGAACAGATGATGCAGATATAATAGCGATAACCTGCTCAATAGTCATTTTATCGATTTTAAATGCCATTAAAATAGCAGTAACAAATCCGGTTACCGCTGCCCAAAATTTTCTAGATGTAAGCTTTTGCTTCCAATTTATCTTATTCATCTTCATCCCTCCCGTACAGTCTTTCCATTAATATGGTATTAAGCCATACCAGTTCATGGACTGTAATATTTTTACTCTGAATTTTTTCTCTCCATTTAGAACTAGTTAATATTTTCTTATCTTCCAGTTTTTTTACAGATTTGTACAGCATATCCCACTGCCAGCTATCATCAAGTTTTAGTTTCATTTCCTCCACCTTCCTTTTAACCTTTTCTTTAAAAACATCCCATTCTTTTGGATAGTTAACAAACCACCGGTGGCAGTCCTTCCATCCCACTACTTCTTTGTGAAGCCATAAGGGTTTTTCTACTTCTTCAAGATTGAATTTAATTATCAGATCAGCACATCTTTGTACCAAGGTGTTGTATGTTTCTTCTGACATCTTCCCGGTGTAATCAATATGGGTGCATTCAATCCCGTAGGTGCAGTTGTTTGGATATTCGCTTAAATATTTAAGGGCTTCTTTTGTGTATGGATTTGGACTTCCAACATGATAGGCCATCTCATCTTCAGGAACACAGACAAGTACATCTCCGTTTAAATCTATAATCTCATGAGCAGAGCCGTATCCTTTAGTGCCATTCTTTCTGCTTTTAAAGAAGTTTCTGTTTGCCTGGGCAGTTGAGTTTCTGTTGGCAACCCAGTGTATTACAATTCCCTTGATTTGATTGATTTTCTTATTAGGTCTTGAGTAAGGATTTACAGTCAGCAGATCTCTACTAACCTTATATTTTTTCATCGTCATCACTCTCTTTTTCTATATTCTCATCATCTTCTAGTATCTGCTTTTCCTTTTTTTTAGTCCAAGCTAACAACCATTCAAAGTCAGCTCCGGCTTCGCAAAGGTTCTCCAAAATACTCTGCGCTTCTCTTAAGAATATAACCGTATATACAACTGTTGCTAAAAACACACTTGCCTGGTGAAGCATTGTAACCCGATAGGAAAGTCCGGCTAGAATAAATACCACCAGATAAGAAAAAAGCTTTATTCTTGTTCCATCCCAAAGTCTGTTTGAATTTATGATCTTATTTTTCAAGGCATTCTTCAGTCCTCCTTCCTGTTCTGATAGGGCCATGTATTTTGTGAATATATCTAAAATAATGGCTGCACCTACAGCCATGGCAGCAGTCTTAAAAGCCTGGTCTGGAAAGAGGATGTAGTTAATCAGGGTAATAAAAAAAGCCCATACAGGCTTAGCTCCATCTATTAGTTTTTCAAAATAGTCATTTTCTAACATATCAACTTCTCCTTGAAATTTAATCCTCAATTTTCATTATCAATAATTTCTTAGTTTATCTTTATATTTTTCTTCTCTATTCGAAACTTTTAATTTATAATCTCCCATCCACTTATCTTGCTTCTTGATTAAACTTACACATCTTTTTAATTCTTCAAGTTCCAAAGAAAATTTATGATCGCTTCCCATATCATCTTTATTTAAGGTTATGTGTTTTTCAAATATAGTTGCTCCAAGAACCTTGGCGACAACAACATCTTCAACATCTTCGTAATGACTGCTGTATCCTATTTCACATTCATATTTTCTTTTTAAGGTTTTAATCTTGTTGAGATTTAATTCTTCATCTTTTGGAGGATATATACTAACACAGTGCATTATTGCCATACATTCTTTTATACTATTATATGCTTTTTCTATTTCTGTTTCAGTGCTCATTCCTGTGGAGAAAACAACCGGCAATTGTATTCTAGTCAATAAATCTAAATTGGTAATTGTCGGACTGGCTATTTTTATAAATGGCACTTCATACTGACTAATAAACTCATAGCTATCTATGTCCCAGACACTTGCAGTCCAAGGAATATTTAACTCTTTGCAATATTTATCTATAATATCATATTCAGCCTTACCGAACTCTATCATGTACTTATAATCTATATATGACATCTCTCCCCATTTAGTAATTTTTCTATCATTCCATTTTTCTTTAGGAACACATTTTTCTACATTTCTCTTTTGAAATTTTACAACATCTGCCCCAGCGTCTTTAGCTATTTTAATTAATTCTAAAGCTTTATAAATATCTCCGTCATGATTTATTCCTATCTCCGCTATAAACATAATATATCCTCGCTATCCAGCAAGCTATCACTAAAAGCTCTATCATCAATATAGATATCTGCTGAAGGTTTACCAAATATTAGTTTATGGTATCTAACTCCCCAATCAGCTAATTGTCTTTCCGTTAAAAGCTTCCAGTTAATTCCTGTTTCATAACCCCTTGAAGTAAATATAGTAATGCTACATCCCTGTTTAAATAATTTATTAAGTATATCAATTCTTTCAGGGAATGGAGTTGCCCTTGTGTAATCATCTTCCTGGGAACATAAAGTTCCATCAATATCAACAACTATTTTTCTCATATTTCCATCTTGCATATTGATAATCCTCCTTGTCATCAATATCTATTGTTTCTTCTTTATCTATTACATATAGTTTATGTCCTGATTTAAGCATCATACCGTCTTTTAAAAATCTATCCTCATTAAAAATATGAAAGCCATGAGCTGCTTCATACATGGTAGGTATTGATTTAGTAGATAATGATTTATAATCTATGGGAGTTATTGACTTTTTATCTTTACTAAACACCCAATTTTTATATTCTTTTACACTAGTTGCATAGTCATAATTACTTCTAATAAAATTATTTAATACTTTTTCTATAGTTTCAGCTTTTAAAAAAATTAAGCAAGGACTTAAAAACATTAAATGAGTATCTGTGGTATTTTTCAAATCCTTAAAAATGAACTTTAAAGGTCCATCTACACTACACGTTGCTTTATCTCTTTTTATTATTTTTATGCTTTTATATCTCCTTGCAATTTCTATTAACTTGTCATCATATATCAATACATATTTATTATATCTATAGCTAATAGAATCTAGTTTTCGGCAAGCAATATCAAACATACAGCTGTTGCCAATAGGCAGTATTTGTTTATTAGGTAATCTTTCACTTTCTAATCTTGCAGGAATAAAAATACCTAATGATCTATTCATAAAATATATCCCCTCTTCCTCTTGTATATCTCCCTCCAAAATTTTCACAGTAGTAGCAAGGAGAGTTTATTTCAAAATTTCCTTCAGCACATTGGTTCCTAAATTCTTTTGCTTTTCTACTGCTTAATATTTCTCTTAAACTATTACGGTGTAAATCTCCTAGTATATACTTCTTATGATCTTCTACATCGTTTCTAATATTACAGCATGGAGAAACAGTTCCGTCATAATTAATCCCTACAAAATATATAGGCTCTAGACATTCTTTGGTTCTAATATGT